TGTGGCGGCCGGGCATCGTATAGGGCCCGGCCGCGGACGTGCTGGTTAGCCCTGAAGCGCCAGGTGGAAGCCGAGTGCGCCCACGATCTGGGCGGGGGTGGCGTTCGTCTGCGCGTTCAGGGTGATGTTGTTGACCGTCGTGCGGCCCCCGGCAGGGGCACCGGTCGTGGCACCCGCCCCGGAGGTCTGCCCGGTACTGGTCTGGTCGTCTCCGGCGATCCCGCCCAGCCGGACGTTCCCGGTAATGGTGTCGGACGCGGCTTCGATCAGGTGCGCGTTATCGTGCATGCCGCGGGCGAAGTCCTTGACCAGTGCCCGGCCCGAGTAGATCGTGTAGCCGAAGCCGGACAGGGCGCCGCGCTTGGCGGGCGAGTGGGGCAGGAATGAGGCGATGGTGTCGGTGACGTGCTTGATGGAGTCCGTCACTGAACTGATGGCGCCGGTAATGCCGTCCGCGATCGCGCGCACGATGTTGCCGCCAGCGTTCATGGCTTCCCCGACGATGCCGGACAGGGCGCCCAGGATTTGACCGCCCAGCCCGGACACCACGGACACGGCGTTATTCACCCCGCCCCGGATGCCGGACACGATGTTGTCCCAGGCCCCGGATACCGTGGACACGACCTGTCCCCAGATCGCAACAAAGGTTCCCCAGATCGCGGACAGCACCCCGGAAATGAAGCCCCAGACCGCGTTTAGCGGCCCGGAAATGGCGTTGTAGATCGCTTGGCTTGCCGCGGATACGGCGCCGACGATCGCCTGCCAGATGCCGGAAAAGAACGACGAAATGCCGGACCAGGCCGCGTTCCAGATCCCGGAAATGAACTGAACGCTGGCGTTGATCGCCACGCCGATCCATGCCAGGGCCACCTGAATGACGGTCATGATCAGGTTAAAGACGGCGATGATCAGCTGACCGAACGGGCCGTTCCAGTACGCGTTCCAGACCGCGGACACGGCCCCGGTGAACACGGCAAGGGCGCCCGTGATCCAGGACACGAAACCCTGCCAGATGCCGGACACCCACGCGACGGCACCGTTAAAGGCGTCCCCGATCGCGTTCCCGAATCCGCCCCAGACTTCATTCCACCAGTTCACGAAGCCGCCGACGACTTCCAAAATCCAGTTGATGAAGCCGCCCCAGACGACCTGCAGGAAGTTCACCACGGCGTCCCAGTTCATGACGAGCATGACCAGGGCGCCAATGAGTAGCACAATCCCGGCGACAATCGCGGCGATAGTCAGGACCACGGGCGTGAGCGACAGAATCCATGCCGCCGCTGCGGCCGCGAGCAGCCCGATGGTCACCGCGGCGAGTGCGATACCCAAGGCGATGGCAATATCTTGGTGCTGGGCGAAGAAGCCGAAGACGTTCTGCATGGCCTGCATGGCGACCTTCGCCGCGGGGGCCAGCGTGTTGCCCAGCTTGATCGCCAGAGTCTCAAAGGACTGCGCGGTTTGGTCGGACTGGACGGCCAGGGTTTGCTGTGTCTGCGCCCACGTGGTCAGGTCCGAGCCGTTTTCCTTCCCGGCCTTGGACACTTCTTCGACGCGGGACTTGAAACCGGCCATGTTTTCGCCGGTCAGCATCAGGGCCGTGTTCATGCCCGTGGCGCCGCCCATGATGGACTTCAGGGCCGCCGTCGCGGTTTCCGCCGCCGGGCCGCCGGCCTTGATCTTGTCGTTATACCCGGACACCTGCTGCGCCAGGGTCATGAACTGCTTGCCCTGCGCGGACCCTTCGGCGCCCATGTTTTTGAACGACTGTTGAAAGTCTTTCTGGGAGATGGACCCGTCCAGGAAGGCTTTCGCGGATTCGGCCAGCGCCGGGGGCATTTTCCCGATCATGGTTTGCAGGTCGGCGGTCGCGGTCGCGGACTTCTTCATGGTGTCCACCAGCACGGTGCCGCCTGGGCCAAGGTGGTTCGCGATGGCACTGGTCACGATGTCAAGGGTCCCGGTCAGGCCCCGGCTGCCCAGGTTCGTCGTCAGGTCGGTCACGTTGATGCCAAGCTGCTGCATGGCGTTCACGGCGACATTGTTGGGGGCTTGCAGCCCGCGGATGGTGTTGGCGAGTTCCTGCGTGGACTCAGCGGCACTCGTGCCGTGCTGCGTCAGGGTGGCAATGGCGCCGCCGATCTGGTCAAAGCCGATCCCGGCTGCGGACGCCACGGGCAGGACGGTGGACAGGGCGCCCGCGTAGTTCTGCATGGTTTCCTTGGCGGCACCGGCACCGGCCACCAGCATGTTCGTGGCACTCGTGGCCTGGTCGGCCCCCATGTGGTATGAGGTCATGATCGAGGTCAGGGCCTGCGTCATGGTGCCCAGGTCCACGTTTTCGGCCTTCGCGCCTTCAGCGGCGTCTTTGAGGACTTTCAGGCCGTCCGCGCCCCGGTAGCCGGCCTTTTCGACCGAATACATGCCTTCCGTCAGCTGTTCCGTGGACGTGCCCGTGGCCTGCGCCACCTGCAGGATGCCGTCGCGGACGGTCTGCATGTTGGATGCCAGTTCACCGCCGGCCGTTTGCAGCAGCGTGGTGGCCTTTTCGTACTTGGCGGCCTGGCTCACGGCTTCCCCGGCGGCGACACCCAGCCCGGCGGCCATGACCGTGCCGCCCAGGGCCATGGTTGTGGCGGTCTTCCCGGACCCCTTGCCGGCGCCGCGTGCGGCGGACGCCTCAGCGGCGGCGGCGGTCTTTTCGTCCGCCACCCGGATGGCGTCCTGCGCGGCCACCTGCTTTTCGGCGGCCACGGTGGCCGCCGTCGCGGCCTTGCCCGCCGCTTCTGCCTGGCGGGCGGCGGCCAGTTCAGCCTGACGGGCTGCGCGTTCCTGCGCGGCCCCGGTCAGGCCCGCGGCTTTCTCCTGGGCTATCACCGCCTTATCTGCGGCGACGGCGGCGGCCTTCGCGGCGGTTTCGGCGGCCAGCACCTGCTGGTCGGCGGCGATCTTCGCGGCGGACGCGGCCGTGCGGGCGGCCTGCGCTTCCGTCTCTGCCGTCTTGACAGCCTCAGCCGCGGCGCGGTCCATGGCGGCGGTAATGCGGCCCTGTTCGGTAATGAATTGGCCACCGTCGGCCATGATTTTCATGACGACAGGGGGCAGGAAACCGGACACGGTGACTCCAATCAGGGCAGCGCGTAGCGGCCCCAGTTTGATGTGGCAATGGCGGGCATGACGCGGCGGGTCACGGCGACCGCGGGGCCGAAATACGGGTAGGCGCCACCCATGCCGGGCATGCCCAGTTCGACCCGCCGCCCATACCGGGCGGTCGGGCCGACCTCGTTGGAATAGCGGGCCATGCCCTCGTGCTTCACCCCGGTGCCGATGATCGAGCGGCGCAAGTTGCCCGTGACCACGTTCGGCTTCGGGCCGCCCACATGGGGTTCGCCCTTGCGGTGTGCGCCCTCAAAGTTGGCCATGGCCTCTTTGATCAGGAACGCGGACCCGTCCACGACGTTCCGCCGCGCCGCCACATCGACCCCGGCACTAACCCGGGCAAACGCGGCGTGCATCTGGTCCATGCCGATCCATTCGGCGCCCTTGAAGCCCAGCGACACGGTGCCCCCTAAAGGATTTGCGGTGTGGACGGGGCGGGCGCGGACGCGCGTTTATTCGCGCGGGCTTCCGCCTCCTGGTAGGCGTCATGGACGCGGATCATCGCCTCAATGGTTTCTTCGGGCGTGTCCAGGTAGTCGTCGTGGGTGCCGCCCATGGCGCGCCGGTACCGGTATTCCCGGACCCAGCGCGCCATCTGGGGGCCTAGCTGGACGGTGCCGCCACCGGCGAGTCCGTCGGTGAGCTTGCGGATTCCCCAAAAGGGCTGCCCGGGTCACCCACTGTCGCGTCGGACGGTTCGAACTGTGCCGCGACGGGCTGCATGTCGTTGATCGCCGCGGACAGGGCGTCATAGACGGGGGAGGGGATGTCCTGCACGCCGTCGATGGTTTCGGGCCGGGCCAGCGGGGTGCCGTCCGGGTTCGTGAGGGTCCACGATTTCAGGTGGGCGTAGATCGACGCGTCCGTGATCTTGAAGAACAGGGCCGCCTCAGTTTCGGACAGTTCGATGTCCGGGAGGGCGTCCACCCCGGCGGCGGGGCTGGACTTCACCGAACCGTCGGGCAGGGTCAGGGTGCCGGCGCGGTTCAGTTTCTTCATGAGGGGGGACGCCTGCAGGGCAATGACCTGCGTGGCGCGCTGACGGCGGGGCGTCATTTCGTCGGTGGTGAGCAGTTCGGCGGTGCCGCCGGGAATCTGGACGGTAATAGACATGGGGGTGCTCCTGCAGGGAAACGGGGATGGGTGAAGGGGTGGTGGCCCGGCGGGTGTGGGGGGCGGGGCCCGGGGGGGCTGGTTAGAACGCCGTGACGACGGTGTTCAGCAGCGACACCTGAATGGGCGAGAGCTTCGCGTCCAGGGCGTCGGTGGCGTTCGAGATGGCTTCCCACGCGGACTGAATCGTGAGCCAGTCCGTGTTCGAGGGCTGCGGGTCTGCCGAGTCGTAAGCGACCTTGGACATTTGCAGCGTCAGTGGGTGCGTCGCGTCGCCCTGGGAGTAGATCGACACGGACAGGGCCGGCTGCGTGTTCGCGATGAACGCGCCCAGGTCATAGTCCGTGGTGCCCTGGTAGACGGCGTCGAACGTGCCGGTCACGGTCACCGGGCCGCCGTAGATGCCCAGCGGCGACTGGGAGCCGTTCAGGACGGGCACGGGCTTGGTGTTGCGCTTGATGTCCACCGTGACGCCCGTGTACTGGTTGGCCTGCGACCCGCCAATGTTGACGCTGGCCGTCCACGGCGGCATCATCTGCGACGTGGACGGGGTGTTCGTCGGGGCCGTGATGTCGGTGGACGGCATGCCCTGCCACTGCACGTCAAGGGTAGGTGTTTCGTTGGCCTTGATGGTCAGTTTCAGATCGGCCAGGACCAGCCCGGGAATCTGCTTCACCTTGCCGTCGGCCTGGTACAGGAAACCCGTCCAGGACGTGGGCTGCGCCTGGTGGGTGGCGTCCGTGGTGTTGTAGACGCTGGCCTTGTGCGTGTACGGGGCCGTCGTGCCGGACACGGTGTCCGTGCCGCCCAGCGCGGCCAGGAAGTGCTGAAACACGCTGTCGCCGTAGACGTAGGTTTTGTAGCCCAGTTCGGTGTAGGACATGCCCTGCACCTGCCCGAACGTTGTGCTCATGACACCGCGCAGGGCCTGGTCTTTCAGGGCCGACGTTTTGCGGGCGTACTTGGGCGAGTCCACCGGAATCCAGACGGTGGGGACGGACACGGCGGTGCCGTAGGTCGTTTCTTTGGCAAGTCCAAGCCACTGCAGGTTTCCCGGCAGGGGTGTGGGGGTGGTTGTCATAGCGGGTTACTCCTTATGCGGTCGGCGCGGGGGCGCCCTCGCTGGTCAGGGCGTCGGCCGCGGGCGCGGGTTCTGCCGGGGGTTCCGGGGCGGGGGCGACTGCGGGGGCATCCACGGGCGCGGGGTCCGTTTCGGCCAGGTCCGGGTGGGGGTAGGGCACGGTCGTGGTGATCCGGTCACCGGTCGCGGCTTCGACGGTGGACCCGACCGGCGGCACGGTCCCGTCGGTCTTGACGATCTGCGCGTTCACGCCCACGGACAGGCCGAACAGGGCGCGCGGGTAGGCGCCGGTAAAGACGTAGCTGGTGGTCATGGCGGGGGCCTTTCAGAACATGGACAGGTAGGACGCCCCGGTAATGGGCGGCGGGGGCGTGTAGCCCTTGTGGGCGGATTTCAGGGCCTTGCGGTGCGTGGTTTTCCGGCGGCCGTGGAACGCGTGATGGCCGTGGACGCCCTTGTGCGGGTGGTGCAGGCCGTGGCGGCGGGTGATGTGCCGGCGCGTCGTGTGGTGCCGCAGGGTGGGCTTCCGGCGGGCCGTGGCCTTGCGCCGCAGCCCCGGGCGCCGGGTGGCGCGGTGGTGCAGGCTGGTGTGCCGGCGGGTCGGTTTGCGCCGGGGACCTCCCCTGATGCCCGCGTAGCGTCGGTGGTGCCGGTGGTGGACCGTGACGCGGCGCCGGACCCTGCGCCGGCCGGTCGCTTTCCGGCCCGTTTGCCCGCGCCGGACGAACCGGGAACGGACGGACGCCATTTAGGCCACCACGATTTCGCGCACCTTGAAGTCCACCCGGTTCCACGCCATGATCAGGCCGCCGTCGGCCGTGTGCGGCAGGTCCGAGGACACCGTGATGTCGTTGTCGTCTTCACCGGCTTGCCAGATCACGCCGCCGTGGCCGGTCCCGAACGACGGGTCCGACCGGATACGCGCCACGGCCGAGTCCAGCAGGGTGTCCAGCCCGTCCACCCACACGTCCTTGCTGGCCGCGGCCGGCGGGATGATGTACTGGTAGAGCAGCATCAGGGACACGTCGTAGATGACCTGTTTTTGTCCGGCGCCAGGCCCGCCGAGGGTGATTCTGGTTTCGCTGTTGGTGTTCAGGTGCAGGAACGCCGGGGTGCCGGGCAGGCCCGTGGACGGGTTGGACCAGTTATCGCCCAGCATTTCCCACGGCGCGTCCTTGTACAGGGTCGTGACGCCGGGGATGCCGGACAGGAAACCCACCAGCGCCGCCCGGACTGTTGCGCGGCCCATCAGGCCACCCGCTTGAACGGCTCGAGAAGCATCCGGGCCAGGTCCAGGTCGGACGCCACCCCGGATTCCAACTGGTCCACATGCCCGGGCTGCCCGGACAGGGACGACAGGACCACGGCGGCCGAACCGCGGGTCTTGATAAACGCCTTCGCCAGCAGGATGGTGGCCTCTTTGATGTCCTGCGGGAACGCGGTCACGGTGTCCCCGGCGGCGTAGGTGCCCACCAGGGGGGTGGTGATCGGCACGGGCACGTTGATGCCCGACACCGTGGGAACAAAGGAGGCGTCCACGGTCACGGTTTCCGCGGCCGTCGCGGACTGCACGTTCAGCTGCATGCCCGGGGCGATGCCGAGGGCGGACGCGACACTCAGGGACGTGGTGCCGGACACGGCGGCGCCGGTCAGGGCCGTGTTCGCCCAGCCGTTGACATAGGACACGACGGCGTTCTGCCGCCCGGCCCAGCCGGTCAGGCACGGGGTGCCGGTCAGCGGCACGGTAATGGTCTTCGGACCGTAGTCCAGGTTTGACAGGTCGGTGATCGTGGACAGGGCCGCGGGGGACGGGCCGACCTTGATGGCGGCCACCTGAATGACGGGCGTGTATTTCAGCGGGATGCGCAGCACCGGCCCCAGCGCGGCATGGTTCTGCACCCGGTAGTACCCGGATTCGGTATCGACCGTCGCGGCGATCACCTTCTGACACAAATTGTCCACAGCCGCGGACGCCCTCTGCAGCTGCATCACCAGGGCCTGCTTCGACTTCGTCACGTCCCCGGGGACCAGCTGGTTTGTGTCCACGCCCGTGGGGGCGTTCAGGAATTCATTCGGCGTCACATACATCGTTCGCGTGCTGTACGTCGCGACGGCCGGGTTCGTGGAAAGCGTCACGGGCGGGCCTCCTGGCGGCGTGTAAATGAGGTCACTCATGTCACCTGTTCCGGATAGTGGTGGTAGTGGGCCACGGGCGGTTCATGCACGTGCAGGGTGTAGCCGCGGGCGCGCAGTTCCCCGTCCAGACGCACGTCCAGGCGGCGCCAGTCCATGGCGGGCAGCCCGTCCGTGTCGATCCGGTTGGCCGCGGCGAACACGTCCGGTTCGGCCGTTTTCAGTTCCGCCCTAAACCGGGTGCAGCCCAGACAGGCCAGCAGCCGGCCGGCGATGTTGTACGCGTACCCGCACCACAGGTGGGGGCAGGCGGTGAAGCCGGGCAGCACGTCTTTGTGCACGCCGATGTCGTGTTCGACGGTGACGAGGTCCCCGGGGCGCGCCCATTCGGCGGCCAGCAGCCGGGCATAAGCGGTGGGGTCGTTCGGGTTCAGGGGGGCCAGGTGATGGTCCGGGAGGTGGTCGGCCAGCAGCCGGGACGTTTCAGGGTGCAGGTGCGTGTAGGGCACGACGACGCGCATGGGTTCTCCTGGCCGGGAAAGTGTGGGGGTGGGGCATGCCCCCCGCCGCTGCAGGTACCAGCGGGGGGCATGCGGTCAAACGCGCAGGCTAAGAGGCTGCGCAAACCTCGCTACGACGGCGAGATATTCTGGATAACTCCCATCGTGACCGGGGCGCGGTTCGCGAGGGTGGACAGCGAGTAGGTCTCGCCGTCCCAGCGGGGACCGCCACCAGCGCCCGTGCCGCGGGCTGCCGGGTACTCGTGGTCCTGCACGTCGTGCAGGTTCCGCAGTTCCAGCGTGTTGGTGATGTTGGAGTTCGGGAACGGCACCCGGTCGGTACGGGCAATGACCGTACCGGGGGTGAGGTTCGGCTGAACTTCGATCTTGACCGGGACACCGCCGGCGGCCTTGTTGACGTACCAGCCGATGAAGCCGCCGGCAATGGCGCCTTCGCGCTCTGCGGCGTTGTTCGGGGCGTAGAACGTGGTTCCGCCGCCCGCGCTGTTCAGGATCGCGGACGAAATGCTGTTCGCCTCCTGCGCGGACACCATGTAGGCCGTGGGGGAGAGGTTCACCGCGTTCCAGATGTTCATGTTCAGGGTGTCCAGTTCCTTCACGGACTGGCCGGACACGGTGAACGGGTTGCCGTCCAGGGACGTGAACGACGCGCCCGAGTTCAGGCCACTGCCGCGCTGGACGAGGCCCAGGGCGGAACCGGACGCGTAGTCACCCGCGAGGGTGGCCAGCAGGCCGTTGAAGTCGTTCGGCTTCGCGGACGAGTCCGTGACGGGCACGGTGGTCGGGGCCACGGAGTACAGGCCGGGCAGGTTCGCCGGGACGGCCTGGTTCGCGGTCGGGATCGCCGTGACGGTGACCTTGTTCACGGTCGTGGTGGTGTAGTAGAAGCCGCCCACGTACCAGTCGTAAGCGACGGCGCCCGGGATGGACGCGACCGTGACGACTGCGGAGTTCGTGGACGTGCCCGACCCGGTGGTGGCGGTGCCCTGCGCCGACGCGACGGTGGAACCGCCGTAGTTGTAGTTCGACCCGGTGCGGGCCGCAACCTTGACGTTCACGGCGGTGGACAGGGCGATGGTGCCGCCGGTCGTGGCCGGGGTCACCACGGGGGTGCCCGGGGTCGGCAGGGCGAACGACTGGCCGCCAAGGGCCTTCTTGTCCATGCCGATTTTGTACTGGTTCAGGGCGTTGAAGATCGCGATGGACTTCGCGTCGGCGTAGCCCTTGCCGAAGTCCGCGGCGTCGTACGTCACGGTGTAGCCGGCACCGACCTTGCCGTAGTACGCGGCCACGTCCTGTTCCTGCAGGTTCACGATCGCGGCGGCGGTGTCGAACGCGGTGGCCGGGTCCGGCTGCGTGTTGTTCACGTTCAGCAGGGCCTTCCATTCCGCGAACTTCCCGCCCATGGTCGGGGTGGACCGGGCCAGGGAGTCGTAGAACGGGGTGACGACCGGGATAAGGCTGATCAGGCCCGCGAGGTCGATACCGGTCAGGCCGGTGCCGGAGTTCACGCCAGCGGTGGCGGTGGCCTTTTTGATCATGTCCAGCGTCTGGGCGCTGATCTGGGAGTTGTCCACGGGGGAACCTTTCTGAGGGCATGCCAAAGTGCCCGCGTTCATTCATGCGGGCGTGGCGGTGTTTGGGGGTTAGTTAGGGGCCGTCGTTAGACGAAACGTGCCCGGATTTCGGCGTAGGCCAGTTCGGATTTCGCCTTGGTGATGGCATCCGGGGTGGTCGCGTCCGCGACGGCCTTTTTCAGTTCGGCCAGCGGGTCGGCCACGTTCCCGTCGCGGCTGGCAAGACCGGGCAAACCGGTCGCGCCGTTCAGCAGCGGGCTGGTGCGGTCGTCAGGCTGACGCCCAAACGCCTCCACACGGTCCTGCAGGCCCTTGACCACTTCGCCCAGCTGCGCAGTTTCTGCCAGCTGCTTGACGATGGGGCCGAAAGCCTCTTTGATCGCGATGGCTACGGCGTCGGCGGTTGCCTTCGTAACGTCCGTTCCGTCATCAGCCGGGGGCGACTGGACGGTGTTGGTGCCGGGGATGGTGCGGGCGTCAGCGTCTCCGCCGTCGCCTGCCGCGGCGTCAGCTGCCGCCGCGTCGTCCCCTGCGTCCCCACCAGCGCCAGCGTCCGCGCCGGCCGCATCAGCGGCGGCTTCGGGGGCGGGCTTGCCGGTGGAAAGCTCTGTGAGGTCTGCCGGGTTCACAGCGCCCAGCAGTTCGCCGTCCTGCGTGTAGACCGCCACCAGGGCGTCGGCCTTCGCAACAGGGGCGGGTTCTTTGTCAGCCACGGGGGCCTCCTTCACAAGTGTTTCGTCGGGGGCCGGGGGCAGGGAGGCCAGCACCTTCTGGATCGCTTCAGCGGCGGACCGCAGCGCGGCCTCATTCGCGGACGACAGGGACCGGCCGGCCTTCACGATCGGCGCGAACGCTTCCACGGTGTCCAGGGCGGCGGGGTCGAGTCCGGCCACGGCCTTGCCAACGAGTTCGGCGGCCAGTTCGGCTTCGAACTGTTCAGACACGGCGAACGGGGCCAGCACGCTGATGGCGTAGTCCACGGCGGACGCGGCGTCTTCGAGGTCGTAGGCGTTGCTCTGGTCGTCCCAGTCACCGGACACGGCCGCTTCGGTGCTCTCACGGGCCGCGAGGGTTTCCATGGCGTGCTTGGCGCGCTGCAGGACGGCAGTCCACTTGCGGGCGGTCGCGGCGTCCACGGCTTCCCACGCGGCAGACCCGGGGTCGGTTTCGGACGAGTCACCGCCGGTGCCGTCGCCGTCGGCCAGGGGTTCGGTCAGGTCGATGTCGGCCGGTTCTGCGGCCTCGTCGTCGGCCTTCGCGATCAGGTCGCGGACCATGGACGCCGGGACCAGGTTGGGGGCGTCGGCGGACTTGGCGATGATGAAGCTGTGGCCGTTGGCGGCCTGGCCGACCAGGTCAACGCGCGGAATCGTCGCGTCCACCAGTTCGGACATGTCCGCCGTGCCGTCAGGAATGGGGGTTGTCATGTGATGCTCCTAAGTCGGGTAGCGGACCCCTGCGGGGACCAGCCAGTAAATTCGCCTTTTTCGTACATGTCCCAGGCGGCTTCATCCAGGACGGCGCCCAGCAGCCAGTCGCCTGACTTGACCACGACCCCGGGGCTAACTTCCCAGTCCGGGCCGCGGTAAATGTTCGATTCCACGACGGTGGCGTGGCCTTCGGTGCCGTCCAGGTGGAACATGCCGACCACCGGGCCGGACCGCAGGAACGAATGGCAGGCCTTTTCCAGTTCGGCGGGCGTGAAAAAGTCCCGGGCACCGTCGGCGCCCTTGGCAATGCGCGGATCACGGCCCGCCTGGTAGGCGATGCCGAGGACGAACCGCTGCGGTTTGTCGGTCATGGGGTGGTTCCTTCGATGTGCGGGGCGGCTGCGCAGCGGCAGCGCGGGTGAACGGGCGGTTTGCTGTCGCTGTCGCCCACGGTGTGCGGGTTCTCCATGGCGATCGCGGAACAGACCGGGCAGACCCCGGCCGAGACGACCAGGTCCCACTGCTTGATGCCCATGGCTGCGTACTGGTCCATGGCCGCGTTCGTGACCAGCCGGGCCGTTTCGGTGTGGGCGATCAGTTCGGCCCGGTTCGGGTCGTCCAGAATGCTGTTCAACGATTTGGCGAGTCCGTCCACGGAATCACCGGCCACCACACCCTTTTCAATGGCGGCGGTGAGCCGGTCCAGGGTGGTGTCGGTGATCCCTGCCAGGCGGATGCCGGCGTTGTCCAGTGCGGCCTGCCAGCCGCCGCCCCCGGTGATCATGTCCGGGTTCGCGAAACCAGGCTTCCAGTCGGCCCAGCCTTCGGGGGTGTCGCGGTTGAGTTGCACTTGCGCGGCCATGGTGCCCACGTTGTAGGCATCAGCCC